CGACCTGGATCTTTTTCTAAAAATACCCTATGCGGACTTTCTGTAGTATTTTCTTCTTGTGTGAAGTATACAGGATTTAAAGCTGGGCTAGCGTGACCTACTGCAATAACTATTGTAGAATCTTCAGCCAACAATTCGCCGACTTCATTTTCTAAAGTAAATCTATACTGATCTGACCATTCAAAAGTTTCACTTATAATCGTATCGTTATAGGATGCGTCCTCTGTTTCTCCCAACATATATCCTGAGTTATCTTCATCGAGAAAATACCCACTGTCATCTTCTTGTCTTATCCATTCATTCCATGGTCCATCTCGTTCCATAGATATCTGTACATCATGTTCTGGAGAAGAAATATTAACAGTAATTTCTGGCCACACTGTTACATCACGATCTCCAGAGAAATTTGTTGCAGGATAATCTATCTCATAACCTATACCTGTCGTAGGTGCAGAGTTTAGAGTTTGTGAACTAGTTGATGCCTGATTGGCCGTCATATAATTTGTAGCCCATGCGGGACGCATAGAATCATCACCACCAAGACGCCTTGGTAATTTCGTTGCAAAAATAGCCTCAAACAGACTGAGTAATTCAGGTGTAAATTTCTCTCTTGCAGCTTCAAGGAGAGCATCAGCAGGTGCTGTTGTCTTGATCCTCATATCTATAACGTCAGCGGCACTACCACCTATATTGACTTGACCAAAAAGTGCAAACCCAGCTGGATGTACAGCAGCCTGTACTTCATTTCTCCAATCTACAATAGATTGCTGCAACTTAACTACATAAGAAAATTGCTGATAGTAATAACTATCTTGAATTTTTTTAGAATCTTCAGATATAAATCCGTCTTGTCCAGTATACACTCCAGGAGATGTATTTAAAGCACCTGTCGTTACACTTATAGACGTAGTATCAAAAGACTCAATAACAGCTGTTGCACTTGAACTGCCGCCAGTAATAGTTTCACCCACTGTAAATGTTCCTGACACTGGATATATGTTTACAATATTAGTATCAGTATTGGCCGCCTTAAAAGTTCCTGTGGCGCCACTTGTACCACCAGTTAAAGTTTCATCAATAGTAAATGATCCTAAAGTTGTACATAGAAAGTTATTACGAATAGTCGCCGTTACTGTATCAGTGTAATGAACACCTGAAGCTCCAATTTTAATTTCTTCAATTTTACCTACATTAACACCTTTGGCTAAAATCGTACCACCGGTTCTAGTTCCTGTAGTCGGCAGAGTTAAATTGGGCAGACTAGTATAGTTCTCTCCTATACCCGTAACTCGTATATCAGTAATCGGGCCTGTAGTTCCTTCTTGTACAATTTTATCTCCACTATAGCCATCTGCATATACAGTCTCAGATTCTAAAACAATATGGTCAGTAGATGCCATACCATAATCTTCTTCTTGAGTAAAATATAATGGTGTAGAATCTTCTGTTATAAGTTCTCCGACTTCAGCTTCTAAAGTAAATCTAAACTGTTCTATCAGCGACCCTGTCTCTGGAGCAAACCCACCATTAACAACAGACACTACAGCCGTAAGACCTGAACCATCTGTATTTGTATTGTCTACAGTAACAACATCATCTACCGCATAATTTGATCCTGCAGCATCTACAATAATTTCAGAAATTGTCCCGGGTGTTACTTTTCCTACAGTGTAAATACCTTCTTGACCATTTGTAGATGTTAGAACAATAGGATCAGTTGTTGCATAATATTGTCCAGAAGTAGTTATTTCTGTGTCTGTTAAAATCTTAATAATGTTAGCTGTGATTGGTATGTTTGCATTGTCTTTATCTACAGCAGTAATAGGCTGGCCAGCAGTAAATGTTCCGACAATCGTATCTCTAGACAAGTATAGCTCTGAAATAGTTTCGTCACCAAAACGATATTTCACAACAAACTCGACTACAGCAGTTGCTTCACCAGCTGTAGAATATGCTACACCATCAGCTGTCCACCGACTACCCAGGGCCGCGGCGGCGTCATATGTTGTAAATCCACCTCCCGAATATAAACCTGAGCCTATAATTGTATTATCTATTACGGCCGCTTGAGTTATTGTTTGTCCTTCTAGACCAAACGTATCAACTCCTGTAGCAGTATTCTCTCGTAAAAGTTTTGCCCCATCTTCAAGTTCTAGATAGATACTATCAGAGGCAATATCTTCCATTGCAATACGATCATTTTGTACTACACGCAAAACATAATTACTACCCCAATTACCATCAGATACACGAAGCATATCCACAGCAGGATAATAAAGGTCAGCAGTATCATCTAAAAGAATTCTAAAGAATAATTCGTGGGCCTTCTTCGTTCCCTTAACTCTATAAAGGTCTTTAATGTTCTTTAATAATTTTCTTTTATTTAAACCTGCTGCTAAAGACTTTGGAATAGACTCTAGAAATTGGGCTTTAAATTGGTCAAAGAAAGTATCTACCGTATCATCAACATCTGCATACTGCATCAAGTCTGTAATATTTTCTACTGGGTTTGCTCGATAAGATTTTATAACAGCATTTGCACCAGAAGTTCCACCAGAAATTTCTTCACCTATAATGAATAAATTTTGTGTGGATATAAACAGTCTTGAACCAGAGTTGATATCTTCTACACGGACTGTTGCCGTTGCTTTAGAAGTAGCTCCAGTAATAATTTCACCATTTGCAAAAGCTCCACGATCTGAAGCTTCTTGAACTATACGTCCAATACCTGTAGTCTCTGCATCTGTTTTAACACTAGCAGTTTCTTGTACTATAAATTGATCTGTTCCTTCTTCTAAAAGAATCTGATCTACAGCGCCAATTGATTCTAATACCAATTCAGCACTTTCTAAAAATTCATAGTATTTTTCTACAAAAGGAATTATACCTGCGTTGTCATCACGGACATACTCAGGAAATAACTCAGCGATCCTCGTAGAGGTCTTTTTAGTCAGTGTAGCCATTAGTTATAGGATGTTGTTGTTGTGTATGACACTCCAGCATTAGATGAGCCTTGAGCTATTGTATCTGCTGTTCCTGTTATTGTTAAATTTGTAGCATCTATTTCTAAAATCTGATTACGAACAGGAACTATATCGTTAGAACTAGGAATAACGGTTAATGTTATAGTACCATCAGAGTTAGTTACTGTAGCAACATTAAGAGAACTCAAGATGATCTCCCCTGTGCTGTAATTGATTGTACCTATACTAGCAGTTTCATATGTCTTGGTTGTGCCTACAAGATAATACGTCCTTATCAACCCTGCACCATCATCATCTAGGAAATGTTCCCCGTTTGAATTGCCTGTGATAGTGAACCCTGTGGATGATACATTCTTTGCGCCGGCATCTGGATCTAATAATGCATTACTAAATGCAGTAGTATATTTTGTAGCAGTTGCTAAGGTAGGAGTAATGGCCTGACTAATTTTTAATGTTGTGATATTTGACAAAATTGCAGTATCAGAATCATCAATAGTTCTTTGGAATTTACTGTATCTAAACAAGCCTTCAAATTTTTCTAACTCATCATCACTAAAAGAATTAACTGCTGTCGTTACCAAAGTTACCAGTGCTGTATTCGATTTAGTAGTCACAGATGGATTGTATCTAAAATCTATAACAGGTATAATTTTAATTGTTACCGGATCAACGAATTCAGGAGTAATACTTGCTACAGTATAATCTGCCAATAATGTCCTAATAGATTCTTTTGTATTAGCTGTTAGATTATTTCCTGAAGGTGTTTTAATACTAATGTAAACTTTACCATATACAGCAGGGTCTGCATACTCTCCACCCCAAACTGCAATAGAGGATATATTAGAATACAATGTCGGCACAAGAGCCTTATAGTCATTTGCCGTTACAGCTCTATTCTGTGCAGCATAACTAAATGGAGCATTATGTTGTATTGATCCTATATTTTCTGCATCTGCACCACCTGATGCTGCACTAGTTGTAGCTATAGTAATATCAGTAAATGTTCCTATAGCTGACGACGATGTAAAAGTAGTAGCACCATTTGCTGCATCTTTATTAGTAATAACATATTTCAAAGAAATAATATTTCCATCCACAAGAGCTTTACCTAAAACTCCATCTCCAAAATAAATTTCCCAATTACCATCCGTAGTCTCTTGAGTAAAATATACTGTAGATGTACTAGTAACGTCTACAAGATTATTTGCCTTAGTTTGTGTGGTTGTTGTAGAATCTGATGAGCTGGTTTGTACTGTTACTAATAGAGTAGAAATATCTACATTATCATTTTCAATAATAAACTTCTGGTCTGCATCTGAAACATTAACAGTATATTTTGTTTCTGTCCACGTTCCTTCATAAAGTTTTAATCCTGAAAAAGTATAAGTATCGGCTGCTTGAATTGTAGTATCTGCAATATTTACAAACTGATAAGAAACACCTCCCGCGGAAGTATTAAACACATGGCCTGCATATAAAGTTAGACTAGCAGAATTTGCATCATTAACAGTAACATCAACTGTAGCAGATGGTGCCCTGACTGATACTGGAGTATAGCCCATTGCCTTTGCATGAGATACAACAGAGTTTCTTTTTACGGCAGTATCTAGGAACATTTCGTTGGCTGCCATGTTTGCCATGAAGGCATTATAATGTGTATTATAAGCTAGAGTGTCAAGTAATACTGACATACCAGAACCTTCAAAATCATAATCAGTAAATTCAGACTGCCCCTTCAAATATGTTTTTAGATTAGTTTTGATTGTATCAAAATCTAAATCTGTAATTTCTAATTTGCCTAATGTATTGACTGCCATTATCGTATCCTATCAAGGAAGACTTCTACTTCCTCTATTGTATTCGGTTCGTTTGCTAAAGAAAATTGTACAATTATTCTTAATCGGTTTGCATCTAAATCAAGAGCGGTTGCCTCATTAACAACAACTTCTTCCAAAATAACTCTAGGCTCATACGTTCTTATAACATCAGTAATAGCACTTTGCAATTCTATTACTGATATTGGAGTAAAATTTTGAAATAGAGACTGTCTAACATTACCCCCAATTTCTGGATGAAATAGTCTCTCGCCTTTATTTGTTAATACTAAATTGCGAACACTTCTTTTTATCGCTTGAACATCTGTAACCTTACTGACATCAGCAGTAAAAGGATGTTTAGTAAAGTAAAGGTTTAAATCTTTATATATGAAAGAGCTTTTATCGCTCTCGTTATTTGCTTGGGCATCATTTAAGCCCGTGTTTACTGTTAAAGGCATTTCTTATATTTATACTCCTTCCATCAATTAAGGCCCAGCAAAAACATTGCTTGAACCCGCTGCTACTGAAGTACACCCACTAATCGAATCTCCCACTCTACCACATCCTTGAGAATTTACAAACACTGTTGTACTTCCCACAGCAATAGGAGCTGCATGACTAGAACAGGGAGGAACATTGGGGGGTAGTAAATGGGTAGTATTATTATCTCCCTGTCGAGATACTTTAATATTGTTTGCATACACATCATCGCTTTTACCTAATCTTGTCATACCTGAACAATGTGATACATCGGCATCACCTAATCTAGTTACAGCTGGCATAGTCTTTCTCTCTCCATTAATACTTGTAGTTTATCATTAAAGGTTTCCATATAATCATGATCTTCTTCAGTATGAGGTGGCTCGGGCCA